CATGTCTAACCTCTTCTATCCACGTTTTTCTGGAAAACCAGGCCCAAATATATGTTCTTCATCCCTGTCAATATCAATGTCAGCATGAAGTATTCCTCTATCTAATTCAGCCTTGTTAGTTACCTTTCTGCCAAATCTCTTATCAGTCCAAATACTTGAAATTATACTGTCTTTAGTTGCAGTCTTATAAATCTCGTAAGTATCCCCTGTATCCCATGTATTGGTATCGTCTGTGATCTTGTTCTCTGTCACAACAGTCACCAATCCATTAGTACTTTGGGTGTCATTATAGATAGCCAATCCTATACTGACCCCACAAGCCCTGAAGTCTAATCTTCTATCTATTAAGGTTGACGACCCACTGGCTCCCTTATGTGTTCCGGTTACCAGCGGATCATCGTCCTTATGCACTTCTTTTACGCCTGACATTATGTTCCGTCAACAATATCACACTTGACATACACGCTAATTCCTGATCCAGCAGACTCATAATAACCGAGTGTTACCGAATCGCCCTCAGCGTCATAAGTGAGAATATTTGTAGTTCCAGAAGCCCCGATTGTTTTCACGCCATCGATATAAATAACCATTGTACTCGTTCCCGATGTATTAATAATCGTAGGTTCCCACCCAAGATTAGAGGAACTTGGTGAAGGGATAACAACCGTTACGCCTGTCGAGCTAATACCTTCGTATGGTTCGTCCGTATCAGCAGGGGCAATTAGAAATAAACTCCCCTGGGATGGGCCAGTTAAAGTATATCCGGCCCCCGCAACAAAAGATAAAACCACAGGCGTTCGTTTAGAGCCGGCAATAGCCGACTGGACACCATTATAGTCAACCGTGAACTTATCCGTACCATCTCTGTTCTGAAGTTTAAGTGAATATGAATCGTCAATAGTTGGCTTTACAACCAACATATCTAAATCCGTTTGTCCTGCCCACGCCAACCCTGCTAAGAATACCGCAATTAAAGTATAGCTTAGCAAGTGAAGGCGGGTAGTTCCTTTTAGTTTCTTGAACATGATTCACCGCCTCCTTTGGTTATGCAGGAATATTCCCGTAAAAGTCTTCCCATTCCGCGATTTCGCGACTAAACCTTTGGTCAGCCTTACACATCATATCGCCAGTCTGAAAATCTCTCTCACGAGCAAATCTGGTTTTTCTCCTGGTAAAGTGAATAATCCCGCGTCCATCCAATTGCAATACCCACATGTCCGCATCGGTCATGTGAGGCCACACCTTAATGGCAATTTTACGGCCACTCTTGGCATAGGCTGAAATCGCCCTATTAGCCGAATCCGGTCTATCAGGAGATTGAATAACTTCTCTTGCCTGTCTTTCAAGTTGAGGTGGAACCCACAAATTCTTACACCTTTTAGTAACCCTGAATTGCCTGTTATTCTTCTGGTTTTCAGCAGCTACTAAGTTGGCCCAAAAAGCCTGATAGGTTAAATCCGCACTGGTTGCATAATTACTTTGAGTTGAACCGTCTAACTGTATATGCGCCGTGCTGAATAGTGAATTTGCAGTGGCTTCCCGCGTGGTATGGTAAGTTGTAGTAGTTCCATAATTGAAGAACCGAGCAGCCAACCTTTCTTCGTTTTCTGCCATAGACTCTCCAAGATCATAGAATATTTCTTTCAAGTTACCATCACCACCACCTTTAAGTTCATAAAGGTTATCTTCAATTGCTTCTTCGGTAATCCGTACAGCCAACGCCCACACAAGATGAATCCATGTTTGCTTCGGCCCTGCAATCTGAGTGTCGTACGTCACTGGCGCACCCTCACCCTTGATTACCGGATATCCTAATCCCGACCTGGTAACATCTTCCTCTTTCATTTTCTTAGAAGTTTTGATAGTTACCAGGTCCCTCCACATAGCTTTTGCTCGTTTCATAAGATACGAGTCAATCGCTAATGCAAAAAGACCGGGGACATATTCATCGTTAAACCTACCTCTTGTCCACATTGTTTAAAGTCCTCCTTTCCTATTATGCGCTCTTGCCGCCATCAACAGACGGTGAGCCGTAATAATGTTCAGTTATTTGAACGATATACCTACAGCCCTCAACTAATGTAGTGCCAGGTGTATCGTCACCTACCAGAGAAGCATCTAATGGATGCGGCCCATATATTTTGACATTTCGGGCAGCAGCACTACCCTGAGTACTTGAATCAAGCATCTGAGTACTTTTTCCGGTTTGATTGTTGCCAAGATTGTCGGTAACACTTTGAATATCCACATTAGTGCTGGCATCTACCAAATCTATTGCGGCTCCATCAAAGTCTTCCCTGACTACAAAAAGCTGGTTAGGATCATCCGCTATCAAAAGATATCCCGCAATTGTGCCGTTCCCAATTTCAGCTTTCGCAATATATTTTACAGGGCTAAAGTTTTCATCAAAAACTCCCAAAACTGCGCCAATTAAATTGTCCAAACCGTCAACAACCCCATCATCAAACACTGCCGGCAAATATCCAAGGTGAGGTGTTAAAATAGCCACACCTTCAAGCCCTACAACATCACCATGATAATAACCGATAGCGGGAGCAGTCTTGACACAATAATAATTGGCCCTTAATACTTCTCCATAGGGCAAAAAACCAAATGCCCAGTCCGTATTTGCCAATGTAATCCCCTCCTCTCGGTTACGCGCTCTTACTACCAGCAACAGACGGCTGGCCATAATAGTGCATAGTTATCTGACAAATATACCGGCAACCTTCATCAAGTGAATCGCCAGGTGTATCGTCAGCCACTAAATGCCCATCATCTGGATGAGGCCCATAAAGTTTAAGGTTTAAAGCTGCGGTAGCAGCAGCAGAATCCGAATCAATCATCTGCCTGCTACGTCCGGTTGCATTGTTACCTGCACATAACGCCACGCTGACAATGTCTGCGTTTAAGCTACCTTCAGTAGTAGTTATTGCATTTCCGTCAAAATCTTCCCTCGCTACAAATAACTGATCAGGATGATCGGCCACTAATGCGTATCCCGCAATTGTGCCGTTCCCAACTTCCGTTGCCGCAATATACTTCACCGGAAGCATGTTTTCGTCAAAGAGAGCCAAAACCGCCCCCACTAAGTTATCTAAACTATCAGGAACAGCATCGTACAGTAGTTCCGGTAGATATCCCATGTGAGGCGTTGTAACATTCACGCCCATAACTCCCACTATATCGCCATGATAAAAACCAATAGTAGGGGCAGTATGAATAGCGTAATAGTTAGCCCTCAACAATTTTTCGTAAGGCATAAATCCAAATGCCCAATCTGTGTTTGCCAAAATAAATTCCTCCTTTCAAAGTTAATAAACAAAAAAATACCCACATACAAATACATCACACTTATCCATTACGGATAAGGAAACTATCTGTACGTGGGTCTTATTTACCCAGACTTTCGGAAGAACCAAAAGTTACGCTTCTATGCTTCCCTCGTCTTGAGCTTCGTCTAAAATACCGCCATCGTCCATAATTTCATCAGCATCGGATATTTTATACTGCTCACCGGATTTCCATTCTACACCATCTTGCTCTAAACCATCTCTTTTGCCAATATCACCAGACCGATCTTTACCTTCTGCTAAATCTCTTTTTGCAGCCTGGTGTTTTTCGGCCATCCAGTATGGTTTGAACATGAGTATTTGGTCAAGTCTCTGAATTGCCCCGTGTATTGGGTCGCACAAATGCTTTAGGAAAGGTGTTTGTGTGCTATTACACACCCACCATCGCATCGGTACGGGGAGAGTTCGCAACTCGTCAATTCGTTCAGCTTTCTTTTCTACCCACCGGAACTTAAATTTACGAGCATCTTGCTGTGCTAAAGCTTCAGGTGGTAACAAAAACGGGTCAACTGATAAAGAAAAGTCAACCACGTCATCTTCAGTAATGGTTTTCCAATCATCCTGTTCCCCGACTACACGCTCAAACACGGCTCTTTCTTCAGGGGTCAGGCCAGATTTCGGTTTTGGCTTTTCAGTTGTTTTTGCAAGTTCTTCTTGTTTTGCAACAACTTCAGTTCCATGCACATTATTGGCAGGATTCATTTTACAAGCCGGTTCGTGCATTACCAAATTACCAAATAATTTTCCACAATACTGACAAGGCTTTTTCTCTCTTTTTTTTCTCTTGCCGGTCATATTTTATACCTCCACTGTCTTTGCAGATTTTTTGTTAAGCATCGCAGCATAAATCTTTTGCTGGGCAGGGGTTGTCAATCCCATACCTTTTGCCGTTTTAGCCTGGGCGGCTGTGAGAGTTGTCTTGGTTTCTTTTTCAGATCCCTTGCCTTTAGGGGTTAAACTCACAACCTTTTTAACTTTTGGTTTAGGCTTCTCACCTCCACCTTCCTTCTTGCCCCTCTCAAATTCTGCTGTTTTTATTTCGTCAAGATCACGATGCACCATTGCACTTAAAGCCAGAAAATCTCCAAATGGACTATCGTTAAGACCAAGGTTCTTTTTAACCTCATTAACATTAACTCGGAGTTCCGAACCTTCTTCCAAAAGATCGGGGTAAGCCTCATGCATTCCGGTATCAATTTCTTTTTTCATCCGGCTAATTTCAGCTCCATCAATCGCCTCTTCCTTGACACCCTTGACTGCCTGATTTGAAATATACTTGATAATATTCAAAAGCGTTCCAGGATCATCATCATCCTTATGCTCTTTCAGCAAGCCTAAAATCTGGGCATCAGTTAGAACTTCTTCATCTTTCCCCTCTTTAAGTGCTTTCTTTTCCTGTCTGCCTTCGTGAAGGGTTTTGTTAAGTTGTGTGATAGCAATATTGAGATTATCAAGGTGTTTCTGTCTCTTGCTTATCTCTTTCTCAATTTCTTCAACAGACTCTTCCTTTTCTTCTTTTTCTTCTTTCTCCTCCTTCTCCTCTTTTTCTTCTTCGTCCTCTTCTTCGACCTCTTCTTCGTCCTCCATTTCAACATCATCTAAAAATTCACTAAGGTCTGCATCTTCTTCCTTTTCTTCTTTCTGGACTTCTTCGTCCGCTTTTTCCTCTGGCATAAGCCGATTCCTCCTTTTTTAGGGGTTTACGGGCAACAAAAAAAGGGCAAATATGGGCAGGATTTCTCCTGGTATAGGCCCCATACTTGCCCCTTAAATGCTGTCTCTAAACGGATCAGGTTTAGATTAGCCCGATTTATTCTTCAATTAAGTGAGAACGTATAAACCTAACTTGAAACTCCTTTAAATCCTCAACTACCAGAGCGCTTAACAATTTCTTATCCTTTTTTCCTTCTAATAAAGTCTCTGGTAACCGGATTAGTTTTTGTGCCATCTCAATAGCACCTTTCATTTTTATCAAATCATCATCTTTTGGATTCATCAGCATAGGCGAAAGAACATCAACAATCTTTTTTATTTGATGCTTTCGATATGTTCTAAACTCATCACTGAGCAGTAGCTCCCGCACCTCTCTCTCCTTCTCCTGATATTTCCTGAGCATACTGCATGATTCTTTCCATTAATTGTCCAGCTATTTCAGGGTTTTCCTGCACAACCATAACAAGCTGGTTTATAGTTGGGTCAACATATTTATTCTCGTCCTCGTCCGGCTTATAAGACCTAACCAGCATCTTCAAGGCTTCAACCGGATTAGCTGTCTGATTTTGACTTAGAAGTGTGAAAAAGTCCTCATCAACTTTGCGCTCGATTACCTTATTAGCAAGATCGGTGCTGCCAGTCAACTTAAACTTGTATGCCCTCTTCATGCTTTGCCTTGAAATCCGCACTTCGTTCCCTTTGTATTGATAAACTTTATCAAAGGGCATGTTTTGATAATATAAATCATAAAGTGTTCTTATCACAGTTAAAAACTCTTCCTTAAATACACTGCTTTGGTAGTTATGCTTGATGTTTCCTTCTTGGATAACCGCCACAACTTCGCTTGCCGTAGTCTCGCGCGGACTTGTTTTACCAACTTGAAGGTTCCCGACAGACTGCAACTTTTCCCAAAGATCAAAGAACAAATGTATGAAATCAATAAACGCCCGTGGCTGAATTTGAAATTTAGGAAAAACCACCTCTTTCGGATCATCACATTTAACACCCTTGCCCGGATAGAGGTCGACATCACCTTCAATCCCTGCCTTGTCCGAATACAAAAACCAGGGAATCATACAGACTGTGGCAATATCCATTACAAGATTAAAAACATCGGAAGCCCCATTCTGGATAGCTTTCATCTTGCCATAGATACCGGTTCCGTAAGCTCTGCCGCGTTCAGGGTACAATCTAACTCTTTTTATCAGATGTTCGTTTTTAAAATTCAATTCTCGTTCTAATATCAAACGAATAAGTATGCCTGATTCTTTAGCAATCAAAGCAACAAGCCGTTCTTCTGTAAAGTCCTTTACATTTTCTTCCTTTTGTTCAGGTTCCTGATATACATAGGAAATGTGACATTCCATGCATTCAATAGTCTTCTTGCCGGTTACTTTTGCATCCACAACAGATTGTGTCGGGCTTTGAGCATCGTCCGTTAATTTCTCAGCAACTTCTTCCCCTACAAGCCAGGGGCCAATATTCATGTAACCGGCTTCGTTTTCAAGCCTCATAAGCTCAAAGTATGTTGGCCTAACTATCCTGATAAACTCCGTTTTTTCCCAATCGGTTGCATCGTCAGGCACAAACATATCAGTAAATTTCACAAACTCGATTTTACCACCTTCGGCAAGTATATCCTCAATGTCTTGTAGAAGTGGCTCTCCAGTATCATTACCTTCTTCGTCTTTTTCAAATTGTATCTGACCGTCTTCACCAAAAACAAAATCCCGCTTGGTAACGCTATTTACATCGTATCGGCTAATAGGATAAACTGTGCCGTCACACAGAAGATCATGTACTGTTTCACGTGCAACATTCTCAATCTTTACAAAATTCTGTAGCTCGGAATTATACCAATCTTCAATGATTTTTGTTTCTTCATCCTTTTCCTGCATACCCTCCATTTCAAATAACACAATAGGCTTTTTTCCAATTAGGGCAGCCACTAAACGAGGCTCTAAGTTGTCGTTTGTGATAGTGACAAGGGGTAGCACTACATTTGAGCTTTTTTTCCAAGGAAAAGTCTTTTCTTCACCTATTTGCTCATAAATTCTGCGAGAATCTTCGATTTCCGTTATCTTTTTTTGGCGGTAATCGGACTTTTCAATAGCCTTATATAATTCTGTACAGTAATCAACCAGCGGTTGCCAATCACCATTCTTTTCTTCAGCTCGATCTCGTGTGATTTGTTCAGGCATTTTCCCTCATTTCCAGAAATTTCACAAAACTCATTAAAGTCCTTAATGGCTTTACTTCTGCCCTCACTCCATCAATTCGACCTACAGGCTTACCATCTACAGGCTCATAATGCCATCTACCCTGTTTTAGAACTCGCCGGATAGCTGTGTTTTCATACTTAATCCATAAGGCCCTAAGTTCTTTGAGAGTATAGAGTTTTTCAGTCATTTTTTACCCTTATTTTTAAACATCTCATAACAAACTTTCAAAGATCGCTTTATGCTTTCTTCAGGATGCTCTTTTCCTACCTGTTTATAACAATAGTCCGAATCATCTTAGAAGCACTGTTCTGTTGCAATTCTGCAAGATGGTTTGCTCCTGTCCATTTTCCCAAATCCTCATCAAAATCTTCAACTACTGTCCTGCAAATTGGAACCCACTTGCCTTTCGAGACATTTTTTTTGCCCTTGGAAGGTTTTTTACCAACAACTTTAACTTTCACTTCATCAACTTTTTTATCTGCCATGTCATTTCTCCTTTTAACCAAAATTTTGTCGCGTATTTTATCAGCCTCACTCAAAGCATTCCAAAAAGTTTTATAGTTTAAGTCTTTGTTATCCATAAAATTATCGTTCCTTTCTTTGCGTTTCCTGCGTTTTGCGTTTCCTGCGTCAGTAATGGCCAGACTTATTTCCGTGTCAATATAAATAGGCGGGTCAAAGTCTACCCGTTCCGTAAGGGTTGCGCTTCGACCAAGCAAAGCCCCTTTACAAATATCCATACCATCGGCATCGTTCAATACAATATCGTATAAAGCCGTAGGCACAGCAGTTCCGTCAGGGTTGGTTTCCACATGCCTTAAAAAGCCCGTGATCTTAACTGGTTGTGGAAGGGCATAACTTATCAATTTCTGTGCGGCAGCATATATAGCCGCCACATTATCCGAAGCAGCTCCGCCT